GTTGGTTAGAAGACAATTGTAAAGGATCGTATGAACGTCAAGGCAGAGACTTTATATTTGAAAGTCAAAAAGATTGTGAATGGTTTATGCTTAGATGGCTATAAATAACACTATGTTTGGAATATTATTTGGAGATAATTTGTATGAAGTACCTAGAACTGCAATAGCACGATCCACAGGAGTTCATAGAGTAGCATCATTAATTCGTAAGCAAGATATTTCAGTTGAAGTCGTAGATTTTTCTAATTCATGGACTATAGATGAATTAAGTGAGTTTTTAAATAAATTTCAAAAAATTAATTTCATTGGTTTTGGTCTAAGTCTCAGTCAACTAGATGTTGAAAAAGTTAATACAATTATAGACATATCTAAAAAAATAAATCCGTCTGTCAAAGTTATAGCCGGAGGTTCAAGCGTATTAGACAATCAGTATATTGGAATTGATTTATTTTTTAAAGGGTTCACTGAAGGTGCTATGGATGATATCATAGGTTTTTTAAAAACCGGAAAAATTAATCCATTTGTAGTAGAGTCTATTAAAACACATGATGTCAAAAAAGTTGTTAACTGCACCCATCATTATCCAAAGTTTGATTTATCCCATTTAAAGAATGAATATACAGATAGGGATTTTATTCATCACAACGAATCATTAACATTAGAGTTTAGTCGAGGATGTATATTTAAATGTAAATTTTGTAATTTTCCATTAGTAGGAAAAAAGAAAAATGATTACATTAGAGAAAAAGAAGATATTAAACAAGAATTAATTGAAAATTACAAAAAATGGGGAATTACAAAATATACTATAACAGATGATACTTTTAATGACAATGAAATCAAAGTTGATATGTTATATGAAATAACAAAAGAATTGGATTTTAAGCTAAGTTTATTTTCATACGCAAGGGTAGATTTGTTACATGCAAAAGAAGGATCACTTGATAAATTAGTTCAATCCGGCTTAAAAGGTTTTTTCTTTGGTATAGAATCACTGAATGAGAGAACTAGCAGAAAAATTGGTAAGGGATTGACTGGTGATAAATTAAAAAATTATTTGATTGAAATTAAAAGAAAATATCCAGAATTACACCTTACTGGTTCATTTATTATAGGGTTACCGTACGAACCGTTTGGTACGTTTGATAGTAACTTAGATTGGGCAGTAAGTAACAATATATTTACTTCTTATAATTTTTACCCGTTGAGTATTCCTATAGACAATAAAATTAACTATATGTCACCATTTTCATATGAGTGGAAAGATTATGGATATACATTGATGTCCAATGAAGAGGTCAGTGACATAATAGATTCAAGCCTAGTTAAGGAAACTATGTCTAAATATAGATATTTGCTTAAGGATCATACCTTGCCGTGGAAAAATGAATTTATGAATATAGTGGATGCAATAGCACATTCTCAATACTGTAAAAAGAAAGTGCATGGTAAATCGTCTGTTTCGGGTTTTATGGCTATGGCACAATCTTTTAACAATCATAGCGTAAATGGTGTAATAAATCTCAAAAAAACTGAAATAGACTGGGAAAAACAGATAAAAGATACAACTGACTTTGTAAATGAGTATAAATCAAAAAAACTAAAATGGCAATGATATATGAACATTATGATTATGATGCCGGATGGGAAAATACTAAACCCGGTTGGCATGAATGTACTGTACGTGCTAAACATCTAGACAAGTACAATGAAATTGTTAAATGGTTAGAAAACAATATAGACAAACATGAAAGACATTGTAGATGGGGCATAACCGGTGATGATCTAATCAGCTTTAAATTTAGATATGAAAAAAATTATATTGTGTTTACGTTAAGGTGGAGTTAATGGCAACAATACCACACATTCGAGATTTTGATGACGATGATCCAGAGATTGATTTTCGAAAGAATCGTTGGAACTATTGGGAAGCATTGAAGAAAGTGCGTAAAGAATATTTGGAACAAAACAAAGAATTTGATGCATATGACTTTGAAGATTATCTAGTAGGAAAATATGGCTTAAAAATGAACATAGTCGGCGGTAACATAACCGATGGTTATCAGATTGTTGACGAAAAGAAGTATCTAATATTTTTATTAAAATTCCAATGAACAACACACCTTTTCCCATAAAATCTTTACAAGATGGTAAATTTCTAGTATCATGGCCTAAGTGGGATAACATTAGGCAATTTGATACCAAGAAAAAATTACTTGACCTTTTATTCAAGGATATAGGTTGCAATGAAGTTGGCATAGGCATATTACTTATGAGTGATGAAGTTGATATCATGTGGATTAACTTAAACACTTGGGCGCAAGATATTAATGGTGATTACGCTAGATACCTAGAAGATATGTATGAGATTAAAGGTGTAGCATTTAATAGCAAAGATGAAGCAAATAAGTTACAAGATTACTTAGAGAAGAAATATATTTGGAAAACACTACAGGCATAATATGGCACAAGATATAATGATTGATATGGAAACACTTGACACAAGCCCTGATTGTGTTATACTAACCATCGGCGCAGTAAGATTTGATCCTAAAGGTAGTGGGGTTGTTGAGAGACTAGAGTTGAGACCCACAATTGAAGAACAAACAGAAATTTATAATAGGAGTATAAATGAAGATACATTACGATGGTGGAGTGAGCAAAGTCCGGCAGCTCTTGAAGAGGCTATGGGAGAAGATGGCAGAATTCCATTTAGAGAGTGTATGGAGATACTTTATAAGTTTTGTTGGAATCGCCGTGCTGTGTGGAGTAATGGTGCATCATTCGACGTGGTCGTGGCAGAGTCGGCCTGGCGAAATCTCGAAATGCGTACCCCGTGGCCTTTCTACACAATCCGAGATACACGTACCTTGTACGAGATTGCCGGAGTAAGTCTTAAAGACGGAGGCCATGTAACTAGTCACAAAGCAGTTGAAGATGCCGAAAGACAAGCAATCGTTGTGCAAAAAGCGTATACTAAACTTATTAAAGCAGAACTAGTAACACCACCAAAATGAGAATAGATTCAGACATTGATATTGACTTTGGTTCAAGGGATGAACTATTAAAGTTAATTCCTCATACACGTGCGGCTATGCGTAATGTTAAACCTATACGCAATCATGCTACAGGAATATATGTCACTGATATCCCATATGACCCTATCAATGATATTGCAAGCATTGATTATACAGTAGCAGATAAGCGTGGTTATTTTAAACTAGACTTGTTGAATGTTCATGTGTATGAGAAGGTTCGTGATGAGAAACATTTAGTTGAATTGATGCGTGAACCTTATTGGTCTAAATTAACTGATAATAAGTTTGTAGAACAATTAATACACTTGAACAATCAGTATTATAATCTACAGAAGATGCCAGAACCAGTAGATAGTATTCCAAGATTAGCTATGTTTCTAGCTGTCATTCGTCCCGGTAAAAAGCATCTGATTGGTGAGAAATGGTCAGAAGTCGCTAAAACTGTATGGGATAAGGGAACTGACGGGTATGTATTTAAGAAAGCACACGCTATTGCTTATGCAAACTTAGTAGTGGTACACATGAATTTGTTAGGAGAGACGCTTGACAAGAGTAATACTGCGGCGTTTACTTCTACGTTTACTTAATTCGGCCATACTGCATACTGGACCGTGTATTACAACTAAACTTTTGTTGTTGAATGTTCGTATATAGGGCTTAAACATAGACCACTCTTGTTTTAAGAATAGATTGATAGGTATTAGTCTATTACTTTCCCACCACCATATCTCACCTAATTCTAGGAATTTTTCTTTGATTGCAGAGTCTATAATAGATCCATAGTCATAGATTGTAGTCACCATCTCATCACGATTCTGTACAATTCCAACATAATCTTGGTTGGCATATGAACATACTGTTATGAAGGGGTGATTTTCGCTAAGTTTTTTGAAAAATTCGTTTTGGATCATTGTACTAAAAAGTCATTATATTTAGTATCGGAAAAAACCATTTAATAAAAGAATATATTTTCGACTAAATATAATATTAGGAGCCTACATTTGTGTATTCAACATCAGTATTTTATTACATCCAGCGCAATATTGTCGTTCTATTGTCAGGCTATTCACCTAGGAGATATATGCCAGTCTACGCTAAACCACTAACATTGCATAAAGGGGTTGATAATCAACTTCAATTCCAATTCCTGAATCAGGAACAGAAACCTGTTGACATTACAGGGAAATCTATTACTTGTAGAATCCTTAACTATGAAGGAAATCAGGTCCTTCTACAAAAAGCACTTACATTACAATTACCCGCTACGGGCATATGTGCATTGATATTGAATGCGGCTGACTTAGAAAACATTAATTCACAGAAGTGTTATTATACATTAGAGATTCCTGTTAATGAATTTGATTATCCTGTATTTGTAGACCAGAACGCAGGTGCACGTGGTGTATTAAATATCGTTAATAGTGTATTACCTAACTTTGTTCCTTCATATGAAATAACAATTCCTACCGGACAACAGTTCCCTAATACAAGCAATTCTGGTAGTAACACACTTACATACTATTCTAGTGTGCTTAGTACTAATGATAACCCAATTATAACTATCCAAACTGAATACATTGAATATTATGGTAATACAGTTATTCAAGGTAGTTCATTAGTAGATGCTGATTGGTATGATATTACAACAACTGAAGATGTAGCAAACAATACACAAACAGTTGGGTATGTGATTCAAGGATTTCATCCCTATATTAGAATGGCGTTCACTAGCAACTCGGGTGCAGTAGCTAACATATTAACCAGATAATTGACCACAATAGTTGATTTGCTGTATACGTTTGTGTTATACTACATAAATGTTTGATATCCTATCAATAATTCCAGGCAAAAAGAAAAACACAAGTAGCGGTTGGACTAGCTTCAACGCTATTTGTTGTAGCCATTTTGGTCATAAAGCCGATCGTAGAATGCGTGGTGGTATCAAGTTTGATGGTAGTAACTGGTCTATGCATTGTTTCAACTGTAGTTATAAATGTAATTTCATACTAGGCAAGCCAATCAGCTATAAGACACAGAGTTTATTAAAGTGGTGTGGCATCGATGATATTGAAATTCAACGATGGAGTTTAGAAAGTTTACAACATAAAGATTTGTTAGACTTTACTCAGCCTAAGAAAAAAGTAAAGATTAAGTTTAATGACCACAAATTACCCAATGGTGAAATATTAGATTCAACTAATCCATTACACAAAGTATATTCAGATTATGTGCAAGCGAGAGGTATAAGTACTACAGAATATCCCTTTCTAATTACCCCATCGGAAAAAGGTAGAATGGCTAACAGAGTCATCATACCTTACACATATAAGAACAAGATTGTAGGACATACAAGTAGATTCTTAGACAACAAAATACCCAAGTACTTAAATGAACAACAAGCCGGGTATGTCTTTAACATTGATATGCAGAAGCCTGATTGGCAAGTATGTATTGTTACTGAAGGTATCTTTGATGCATTAAGCATTGACGGTGTCGCAGTAATGCATGATGAAATTAATAGTGACCAAGCATTATTATTAAGCACACTTAACAAACAAATCATTGTCGTTCCAGACAGAGACAAAACAGGACTTAAAATGTGCGATAGAGCATTAGAGTTAGGATATCAGGTTAGCTTACCAGTCTGGGAAGCCGATATCAAAGACGTTAATGATGCAGTAGTAAGGTATGGTAAGCTACCAACGCTATTGAGTATACTTCAGTCGGCTACAAACAGTAAAATAAAAATAGAAATGCAGAGGAAGAAAATTGCAAGTAGATTATAATAAAGTAGAAGTACAAAAGTTGTTTTTACAAATGATGTTAACCAATGGGGAATTATATACCCGTGTGATGAACATTATGAATGCAGATAATTTTGATAAATCAATTAGGCCAGCCGCGGAGTTTATTAAAGAGTATTGTGGCAAATATAGTATGTTGCCAGATCAAACACAAATCAAAGCAACGACAGGAATCGACATTGAATTGATTCCTGAGTTTGGAGAAAAACACACTGAATGGTTCTTACAAGAGTTTGAACAATTCACTAAGAGACAAGAACTAGAACGTGCTATTCTTAAAGCCGCAGACTTACTTGAGAAGGGTGACTTTGGTCCAGTTGAGAAACTAATCAAAGATGCAGTGCAAATTAGTTTGCAAAGAGACATGGGAACAGATTATTTCTTTGATCCTAAGGCACGCATCAACAAATACTTCAATGCAGGTGGACAACAAAGCACAGGATGGCCTCAACTTGATAAACTATTGTATGGTGGTTTCAGTCGTGGTGAATTAAATATCTTTGCAGGTGGCTCTGGATCAGGTAAATCATTAGTTATGATGAATATTGCATTGAACTGGTTACAAATGGGTTTGAGTGGGGTTTACATCTCACTTGAATTGAGTGAAGAACTTACAAGTTTGCGTACTGATGCTATGTTAACTAGCATGAGTACTAGGGATATTCGTAAGAACATTGATGATGCACACTTAAAGATTAGAATGTCTAGCAAGAAGTCTGGTCAGTATCGTGTTAAGGGATTGCCTGCACAAAGCAACGTAAACGATATACGTAGTTATATCAAAGAAGTGCAGATCCAGACTGGTATCAAAGTTGACTTTGTGATGATTGATTATCTTGATTTGGTTATGCCTGTTAGTGTTAAAGTTAACCCTAACGATCAGTTTATTAAAGACAAGTATGTTAGTGAAGAATTACGTAACTTAGCAAAAGATTTAGGTATATTGATGGTTACCGCTAGTCAGTTGAATCGTAGTGCTGTTGAAGAAATTGAATTTGACCATAGTCACATTGCTGGTGGTATTTCAAAGATTAACACAGCAGATAACGTGTTTGGTATCTTTACAAGTCGTAGTATGCGTGAACGTGGTAAGTATCAAATTCAGTGTATGAAAAGTCGTAGTTCAACTGGTGTAGGTCAGAAAGTTGACTTAGAGTACAATATTGAAACAATGCGTATTACTGATGAGGATCCAGATGGATATGCTGACCAACAAGCAAAATATCGTCCATCTCCGAGTCCCAATGACATTATGAGTCAATTAAAACCCCAATCGACACTTATGTCTACTGAACCTATCATAGATCAAAAGACTGGAGAAATATTAGAACCTGACAACAAACGCATTGTAGCTGACGTACAGGGGTCAAAACTCAAATCTTTACTCAATTCCCTAAAGAAATAATTATCTAATCATAGCATAAATACTTGTAGGATAATTATATGCAAAAACAAACTCGCTCCCTTTTACAGGAACTAGAAGAACTCGGCAATAACCGTGATACAACTCACGTTATTGAGAGTAGGGCTCATAATATCATCAGTAGTGCCATTAATTTAATTGAAATGATTAATCGTCACTATCCTGAGGAACAAGCCCAACTACTAGAAAAGAAACTGTTAAGTGCTATCAAAAGCAAGGACAAAGCGAGATTTGCAAAATCTTTAAGGAAAAATCGTGAAACTGAATGAATTAAATCTAAATCAAGTAGTCGGTGACTATGGTGCCGCCGCACTGAAGCAAGTAGGTAATAGGATTACAGGCAAGGCTGAAGGTAACTTGTCAGTACAAGATAAGATTGCTAAAGATAAATTCATATCAGATTTTATCGGCAGAGCAAGTACTAATTTGAATAGTGCGATTCAGAGTGGATTAGTTGACCCTAAAGCAAAGGCTGCACCACAGGCAGCAGTTGCTAATCCTAACGCAAAGCCTAAACCAGTAATAAACAAAAAACCAACAGCTACACCACCTGGTCAACAGCCGGCGGCTCCTGCTTCGGCAAAACCAGTTGCGACTCCTGGTCAACAGCCGGCGGCTCCTGGTGCACCAAAAACACCAGAGCAAATTAGAAAAGAAAAACAAGCCGCCGCCGGCCAAGTAGCACAGCAACAAATGGGGGCCAATCCTGCTACAACTAAACCTGGTGCACCGATTGCTCCAACTCAACCGGCAGCAGTACAACAACCGGGCATGACTCAAGATGGTACCCCTCATTGGGATCCGACAACAGGCAAGGGTGCTAAGTATGATGGTGTAACTGGACAAACTACTCCCGCCTATCAAGCTGAGTTAGATAAACAAAAAGCCGCAGGAGAAGAACAAGCAAAAGCTAGACTTGCCGCAACACAAAGCGCACAGCAAGCTACTGCATCTCCCACAGCTACTACGGCTTCAACACCATCAACTGCAACCGGTGCAAGTGCTGAACAAGCCGCACTTGATAAGATGAAACAAAAGAATCCTAAACTTGCAGGCATGATGGCACAGGCTGGAATGGATGCAGATGGGAATGATAAGATGACGCCACAACAAACTGCGGCACTTAAAGGTAGATTAAAAGCAGGCGCGGGTGCAACAAGCGGACAAAGCGGGTTCAAAAACTATGTAGGTGGCAGTGGTGAAAGAATGACAGGCGTTGATAAGAGTGGGGCACCGGTATTTAAAAAGATTCAACGTGAGGGAACTTATTCT